GCTAATTCAACAACAGAATCGTGTTGCTCAGGTGTCCAATCTAATTGCGACTTGTGAAAAATAATTAATTTCAAGTCATAAATCGGATTTATTCCACCACTTCTAGTTGTTTGAAATGTGTAGCTAATTGGATCATCTAAATAAACTGCTGGATTTAATTGATTATCAGATAAAAAATTTTGCCATTGACGGTCACCTCGCCCAAAGTCGTACGCTGTTTGTTCAACAAGTGATTTTATAAAGTCTGAAAAAGTCATCCTATTTGTCTAATTTTAACTCCAGCAACATATTTTTTATTTTGCTTACAATTCCATAACCAAAGTGGATAATCTTGTCTATTTCGGTCTAAAAATAGCATAAATCTATCAGCATAAACTTGTGAACCACTTCGAGCTTGTTCAACTAATCTTGAAACGGTCTTTTCACTTACGTGCTCCGAATATTGACTACCTTTTTGAACGAATCCAGTAGCCGTTGCAATTGTAGCACTATCAGCTGTATATCTCGCATAAGTTGCGTAAACTAAAAATGCTTTTACTCCCTCGTGTGTGTATTCACGACCTCCGAATGTGTATGTGCAACCGTTCCAAAGTTGGTCGTATATTTCAAAATCAGGTGCATCATCAACCAAAGCAAAGTAAAATTCATCTCCTAAAATCGGTCTAAGGTCAAAATCTTGAGCTTCTAAAATCTTAGGTGTCAATTGCGCTATTTCATTTGTATTCAATGACATTGTTTTTCGCGCTCTAATGTCGTTAATTGTTATTAGTGGTGTCATAGTCCTAACATTGTATTTGCTTGTTGTTCTGAAAGTCCGAATAATACCATCAAAGAACCTTTCTTTTGCTCGGTTGTTAAACCTTGATTAGCTAATAAATTTAGTATTTCAGTAACATTTCCAAAGTCCTTATCATCTTCCAATGCTTCATATCCTAACGATTGTCTAAATTCGTTTTTTGTGAAATATTGCGAGTATTCGACATCTAATTCTTTTTCAACTTTCAAAGGCAAAATCGAATAGTCATTAGAAGGGCAAATATTGTAACTGAAATTACTAAATACTTGCTTTAAAATTTCTTCAATAATCAAACGGTCATCCGCTGTAATTGTATTGTAAAAATCAGTTGCATCTGAAATCTCTTTACTTGTTCCTAAACTTCCACTTGTGCGAACTAAAAGAACGGGCGGAATTAAAAACGATTTTATGATATTATCACGACTTGAATTTTCGGTATATTCATAAAGTCCATCGTAATCTTGAATATCAACTTTTTTAAGTTCGATTTGTTCTTCATTTGATTCACGTTGCATCCATAACATAGTGCCCGAACCGTCGCCACCTTGAAAACGTTCTAATGTTTGGCTAAAATCTTCGCCAATTGGATTGCCGTCTTCATCAACTTCTTCTTTGCCAGTGATTAAAATATGACTAGCGAGAAAGTTTTTTGCACTTGTATTTGCCTTGAATCGCTTTGTTTGTGCTTCCGTTATCATATCTTCAAGAACCGCATCAAAATCAGTTAATGGATATTCTAAACCATTCGGAGTCCAATATAAAATTTGACCTTTGTAATGCTCCCACCCTCCGCATTGCTCAACTTCACGAAGTACGTTGTTAGGGTTGTAAACGTTTACAAATTCAACATCGGTTTTCTTGAAATTTTTACGCTTTACTTTTGCCCAATCGTCATATATTGCAACCTTGCGTTCGTTGTCGTTTATTCCAAGTCTACAATATTCGAAATTAATCGGTGTCACATCAATTTTTTGACCTAATCCGTTGTAATTGATATGAAGTGCAATACCATTAAACGCACCCTTTGAGAATGACATTTTACGAATCAATTTATCAACCGTTAAACCTTTTGAATTTACAATTGCTTTATAGAAATCCGTATCTTTTGCGCCTCGCCCCATCACAAAGCGCGTCAACATACGTAAACAAGTCTTTGCCGTTCCCGAATCGTTGATAATATCAATAACTCTTTGAGGGTACAAATTATCTAAGTCATAGGAAAGAATCTGTAAGTCGTTTAACTCCTTTTGATCACTCCTTGGCTTTATCTTTTGTCGGTCGGCTGTTATCTTAACTCTCGCCATTTTCGTTTTCTTCGTTGGTTACGATTTCCTTAACTACTTTTTTCTTACGTGTTTTTTTACCGCTTACAACCTATTGCCAATTTTCAGGAAATTCAGTAAAGAATTTGATTGTAGCTGGACTTACTTTTAAAGCATTGATAAATTCAGCATCCGTTGAATGTTCTGTAATTGTAGGGTGTAAAAATGAAGTGATAACACAACCTTTTTTTAATTTGAATTGATTCATAATATTATTTTTTGTTGTTTGTCTTTTAGCGTAAAAAAATAAATCTTCGATACATTGACATCCTTTTGATTGGTTTAGATTAATACCAAAAAAGTGTTTATTCAACTTATTAGCATTTAACCATTCAATTGAATTGTAGTCATTGCGCCACGTTGCTTTTTTGCTTTCACTTGCTAAAACTTGTTCAAGTAATTCTTTCATAGTAAAAAAAATAGGGTGCTAAAATAACACCCTATAAAATTACATATTTTCATTGATATTTTTACAAAGCGTCAAAAATTGCTTTTGTCGTTGCGTAGTCAGTATCAAAGAATGCGTTAGGTAATTTCGTTTCTTTATTCAATGGTGTTGAGAACATTAAGTGAAACGCACCTTGTGATTCTGCATCGTTTGGATTTTTATCAACTGCCGTTAATTCCATTCCAACTGTTAATCCGTAAACTTCGAATGCGCTTTCGCCATCTTCGCCTTGGAAATAATTTTCAGTTAAGATTACATAACGTCCTTCAATTCCATTATTCAATTGTTCTTTAGTATCGATTGAAATATCAAATCCTAAAACTTCTACTGAATGATTAAAACGTTTTGAATAAGTACCATCTTCTAATCCTACCAAAGGTCGAATTGAGTTTTTAAACCCGTCAATTTCAAAAGCGGTTGCCCCTGTTTTTAAAACAATATCTTTAACTTGTGCTTTGTATGTTGAATCATAAACAACAGAAACAATATCTGAAAAGTTAATGATTTTCGCAAGGTCACGTGTTCCCATTTGTAAGGGAATGTTACAATCTTTTTTTATGCTAGCGTTAATTTTTCCGCAAATAGTTGGTCCTGACATTTTCTAATTTTTTAAAGTGAATAAAAAGGGGTATATTGCAACCCCTCGTTAATTTTAGTATGCAACTTGGATTTCGTGGTCAATGATAACTTTCGCATCAATATTGAACATAAAGTCTACGTTTGTAGTTTTCGTGTACTTATCATAGAACATATCGAAACCGCTTAAATTAGCTTCTTCTTCAGTACCAACTTGAATGTTTTCAGGAACAGTCAAAATCGCACGGTGTGGTAAAAATCTTTTAGTTCCGTTGTTGAAATAACTATTAATCATTCTATCCCAGAACTCAACACATACTACAGGAATACCACCAGCGTTAACTTGCATCATTCCGTTTTCTAAACGTTCAGTTGTGTAGCTAATGTTAGCAAATGTTAACTCTCTTCTGTATTGGTCGAATACTGATTTCGTTACTTGGAATTTCAAACCTTCTTTTGCAGTCAAACGTGAATCCGCTCCAACTTCCATATCAAACAACAAGTTCATAACTACTTTGTTAGTAGTGTCTGTTGAATTGAATGCTTGAAGTGCGTAAGATGCTGCAGCGTTTTTCGTTGCTAATCCAGCCGTTTTACGTGTTGCATCCGCTCCAACAATTGCATATATTTGTTTCCAAATACCATCAATTTTATTAAAGAAAGCAAGGTTTGTTCCGTTTGTAATAACTCCAGCTGGCGAGCTGTTATAATTCGCTGCATCAACATCGTTAAAGTAAGCAATTCTCAACCAAGTTTCTTTCAATTCAGTTGATAACAAATCTTCAATGTACAATGCGAAATCTGTAGCTGTTAAATCAGATTTTTCTAATCCGTTTTTAGTAGCCCAAATAAAGAAAGTTTCAGCAATATCAGTCCAACAATAAGAAAGACGGTCGCTAACTGTAGCTGGTGTCCATTCTTTACCCGTTAAGGGACTTGTTACTGTACGACCTTCAGGGTTACACTCGCCATTTCCCAATCCTAAAAGGCTATTGAAACGTCCTAAGATTGCAATTTGCTTGTTTGTTTTGATTCCTTGAACAACTGAAAGCAATTGATTAACTTCAGGTGTTGCAAATGCTGAAACGAAAACCGCTTCTGCGCTTGACTTTACGATATCTCCCGTAAAGTCTAAAGTGTTTGGATTAAATGGAGTTGCCATCGTTTATTTTTTATTTGTTTTTAAATTTGCTCTTTTTTCAGCCATTAATTCAGCTTGGCTTTTAGCTGGTGTGCTTGGTGTTCTGAAATGTGCGCTTGGCGCTGGAGGCGTGAAATTTGATTTTTGTTCTTTCAAAGACTCCATAACCGCTAACACTTCATTGTGTTCCGTTTCCATTTGTGCAATAACGCCTTTGTTAGTTTCTAACTCGGATTGTAGTGCTAAAATAGAAGCATCTTTAGTTGCTATTTCAGCTTTTAACGCATTAATTTCAACTTCTAATTCATTACTACTAGCATCTGCAGGAATAACTTCTCCTATGATTCCAACTTCAGTTACTACTAATTGAGTTCCGTCAGCTAATACATAAGTATCAATTGGTGCTTCAACTCCGTCTAGCATAATTGGGTCGCCAGCCATAAGGTCAGCAAATGGTGTTTCAATAGCACCTTGTGCCACGTCTTCCATAATAGCTTTTACTTCGCGTCCTTGGATTTTAGCCATAGCTTTTGCGAATAAGCCTAATTTAATGTTTGATTTGCTCATTTTATTATTTGTTTTATTTATAAATGCAAGTGGTTTTAATTTTGGAATTACCTCTGAAACGAATCCAAGTGTAACTAACTGCTCATTTGTTAAACTCGCTTCAACGTCCATTAAAGCAGAAATAGCATCTTTACTTGTTCCCGTTGCTGTTGAATACATAGCAACCATTTCTTTTGATAACGGCTCTAATACATCAACCATTTCTTTAAGGTCGTTTACGTTTGCTGTTCCTATTCCGTCAAATAAAGGATTGTGAATCATATATTCAGTCCCTTCAACGATTTTACGATTAGCCAAAGGAACTGCCAAATGTATTTCAGTAGCAATTGAAGCGCATAACCCCGTAGCAATAGTATGAACGTTTGGTAATGACTTTAGATATTGTGCTATTTGTTTTCCAACTTCAACAGAACCACCAGGAGAATTAATAAAGCAATTAATTTGCTCGCATTCTTTCAATGGTTCAACTTGTAAAGCAACATCAACAAGCTCAACACCTTTAGTAATGTCATCACTTCCAATTTGTCCCGTTATGTAGATATTTCCAATCATTGCAACAAAATTATATCTTTGTTCTTTATAATGTTTGACAGAAATATGACAATAGAAGTTTTAGGGTTAGGAGAATCACTTTCAGAATATAAACCGAATGGAAATATAACAATTGGTGTTAATGATATTCATTCACGAATTAAGACAAATTATGTA